AAGAAATTAATACCAGAACTACAAGATACATGGATGAAGAAACAAATGTTTCGTACAGAAACAGAAATGAGATTCTCTGTATTATCTGATAATAAATATCCAACCAAAGCTGCAAAGTATTGGCAGTCTGTAAGAGAACAGAATACACACTTTGAAAACTTAGTTCATCTATCGTTTGATGCTAGGAAGAATGAAGTTGAGATAAAAAAGTTACAAAGAGATATTAAAAAAGAAAAAGATCCATTAGAGAAAGAACTTAAGCAAGTTGAGTTAGAAGAAAAATTATATGGTAAAGCACAGATGGAGTTGGTTGCTAAACATAGAATGAGAGAAGTGGCTACTTGGTCTAAGCTTAAAAAAGAGTTTGATGATGGTAACTTTGATAAGAGAGATGTGAACACGCATCAAGCTAAGTCATATCTATTAAGACTACAAAGACAGAAAGAAACCATAACACCTGGTACATCACAACCTGAAGTGTTTAATGTATTAGGACAACTAGAAGCTTTAGAAAAAGGTTTAAGAGAAAACACTTTATCTTTAGATGCTAAGAAAACTAAAAAATTAAAATGAAGTTCGACTTTGTTTATTTAGGTCAGACGGTCTTAAAATACCAGGTCCCTCTAGAAATATTTGTAGGTCTTAATGAAATCTACGAAAGACAAAAGAAACAATTACCGAAAGCTAACAAACAGTTAGTCGGTAAAATACAAGATGAAGTATCTTTATTTTATTCAGGTCCTAACAATGATAAGATGCATCAGCACTGTTTCTTACCTGATGATATACTAAAATGGTTTCATAGTATCTTTGACCACTACACAGATTGGAATAAAATCGGTCCAACACAAAAATCTATAAATTCTATTTGGGTTAATGAAATGAAAGCACATGAATATAATCCTGTGCACATTCACCAAGGTAAACTTTATACAGGTTTATCTTCTGTAATGATTTTAAAGTTACCAAAAGAAACAGGTGTAGAATATTCTGCTGAAGAAAAACCTATGAACGGACGACTACAAATTATTGGTGCAGCGAACGGACAATTTTCTAAAACAGATTATTCACCTAACATGAAGATAGGAGACTTTTATGTTTTTCCGTATGACATGAGACACTGCGTATATCCATTTAACGGGACGAAAGAAACAAGAAGAACACTAGTTTGTAATGTCGATGTTGATTACAATCCTGTATCTTCTAGAACTGGATCAGGACAAAACGAATGATACCAAGAATGCCACGATGGCAATCTTATGTTGCCACAACTACACAACCTATTTTTACACCTGAACAATGTAAGATGATTATAGATGCAGGTCATCAGTGTGCACCTGAACAAGCTAAAGTCGGTGGAGGAGAGAAAGGTAAATACGATACCAAGAAACGAGTGACAACAATATCTTGGATACCTTTTGATAAATTACCACAGATGTACAGAGTTATTGAAAATCAACTCTCTATTGTAAATTTAAATCATTTTTATTTTGATGGCGTGCAACTTACAGAGCCTGCGCAGTTTACAGTCTATCCTAAAAAAGGTTTTTATGATTGGCACATGGATCTAAATGCTTTTGGTCAAACAGGGGATAATCCAATACGTAAAATATCTATGACATGTTTATTATCAGATCCATCAGAGTTTACAGGTGGAGATCTTTTGTTTTCAGACGCTGGTAATGAAAAACCTTTACAATTAAAACAAGGACAAGCTATATTCTTTGCATCATTCTTAAGACACAAAGTTGCGCCCGTTAAAAAAGGTGTAAGAAAATCTTTGGTGATGTGGTTTGGAGGGCCACCATTTAAATGAGTCAACTCAAAAGAAAGATATTATTTCCAACTGCTGTTTATTTCAAAGATATACCTAACGCAAAAGAACTTAATAAATATTTATTCAAAGAAATAAAGAAGTGGCGTAAAGCAGATCCTGAAGGAGAAAAGAAAACTAATTCTGGTTTTGGCTGGCACAGCAAAACAGACATGGATAAGAGAAAAGAATACAAACCTCTTATCGATGAATTATTTAAAATGGCTTACGAATGTAATGCAGACTTTGGTGTTACAGGTAAGTTAGGTCTTGGTAATATGTGGGCTAATATAAATCCAACATACAGTTATAATAAAACACATACACATCCTAACTCTATGTGGTCCGGTGTATATTACATTAAAGTACCAAAGAACTCAGGCAAACTATTTTTAGAAGATCCTAGACCAGGACCTAATACATACATGCCTAGAAGAGTAGATAATCTACCTGAACAACTATGGAGAGTGTGTGCCTATGAACCACTAGAAGGACGTATGATCTTTTTTCCATCTTGGCTTCCCCATGGTGTAGATATAAATATGAATACAGACAAAGGTGAAAAGAATTGGAGAATATCTGTATCTTATAATTTTATACAAATATGAGTTTTAAGAAAAACAAATATCAAGTTATTCGTGGTGCTATATCAAAAGAAGTAGCAGACATAGCCTATAGGTATTTACAAATATCAGCAGAAGCAGATCACTGGATGTTAAATAATGGTGTGACTCACGCTGGTAATAAACTTGTAGGTAATTTTAACGATCCACAAGTTCCAAACTCTTACGCTAAATATAGCGATAGGTTGATGGAGACATTACTTGTTAAAACCATAGCTGTGATGCAAAAGAAAACAGGACTTAAACTAGTGCCTACTTATTCTTACACAAGACTTTATAGAAAAGGTAATATCTTACGAAGACACAAAGATAGACCTAGCTGTGAAATATCAACCACATTAAATTTAGGTGGAGACGCATGGCCTATATTTATCGATCCTACGGGGTCTGACAACGTCATAGACGAGTATAAAAACATACATAAGCCTGGTGCACCCAAAGGTGTAAAAGTAGACCTAAAACCAGGAGATATGCTTATTTACTCTGGATGTGAGTTAGAGCATTGGAGAGAGCCTTTTGAGGGCCAATTATGTGGTCAAGTATTCCTACACTATAATCATGCAGATGGACAGTTTGCAAAGTCTAATTTGTATGATAAAAGACCTATGCTAGGAATAGTCAAATAACGTTGAATATCAACGCAATCTAATATAATCTGGAGATCTATGCTACAAAAGATAGGGTTTGCACCTGGTATAAACAAACAAATTACAGCAACAACAGCTGAAGGTCAGTGGATAGACTGCGATAACGTTCGTTTTAGATATCAAACACCTGAAAAGATAGGTGGTTGGAAACAACTAGGCGCAGATAATATTACTGGTGCAGCTAGAGCATTACATCAATTTACCAATAGTCTGGGTAGAAAGTATTCTATTATAGGATCAAACAGAATATTATACGCATACTCAGGTGGTGTGTTTTATGACATACACCCAATTAAATCTACAAACACTCTTACAAATGCATTCAGCACAACCAACGGGTCAACTGAAGTTACCATAAATTTTTCTGGTGATCATGGTATTCAAGCAGGAGATATTGTTTTATTAGATAACTTTTCATCTATCACAGGCTCAGACTTTGGTGCATCAGACTTTGATGATATAAGATTTATGGCAACAACAGTGCCTGCATCAAATACAATTACTATTACAATGCCTTCTGCAGAAACAGGATCCGGTGCAACAACCTCTGGTGGTATCAGAGTTAGACACTATTATCACGTAGGCCCTGATGTACAATCACAAGGTTTTGGTTGGTCTCTTGGATCTTGGGGTGGACAAGAAGTAGGAGCTTTTACAACAGTTTTATCTTCAGACATATCTGCAGCTGCAACTAGTATTACATTAAACGATGCATCACAGTTTCCATCATCTGGAACAAACTTTATTAAAATAGGAACAGAAGAAATATCTTATACCGGTATATCTACAAATACATTAACAGGTGTAACAAGAGGTGTGAGAAATACAACAGCAGCATCACACACAGCTGGCGCTACAATTACTAACACATCTAACTTTGTGGCGTGGGGTGAAGCAGCATCAGGGGACTTAATTGTTGACCCTGGTATGTGGTCTATTGATAACTTTGGTGACAAAGCCATTTGTTTAATCGTAGATGGTGAAGTATTTGAATGGAACTCTGCAGCTACAGATGCAACAAACTCTAGAGCTACAATAATATCTAACGCACCCACAGCATCAAGACACATGCTCGTATCTACACCGGATAGACACTTAGTGTTCTTTGGTACAGAAACAACGATTGGTGATAAATCAACTCAAGACGATATGTTTATTAGATTCTCTGCAGTTGAGGATATTACAACTTACACACCTACAGCAACCAATGACGCTGGCACACAGAGACTGGCCGACGGATCACGGATCATGGGAGCCATTAGAGGTAGAGATGCAATTTATGTTTACACAGACACAGCATTGTTTTTAATGCGTTTTGTTGGTCAACCTTTTACATTCTCGTTTGTACAAGCAGGAACAAACTGTGGATTGGCTGGTAAGAACGCAGCGGTAGAAGTAGATGGTGCTGCATATTGGTTTTCAGAGAATGGTTTCTTTAAGTATGCTGGTGCTCTTGAATCATTGCCTTGTTTAGTAGAGGACCACGTATATGATGATATTAATCTAGACTCTGGTAATCAAATGATTGCAGCAGGATTAAATAATTTGTTTGGTGAAATTATGTGGTTCTATCCATCAGCAAACTCATCTGTTGTAAATAAAATGGTTTGTTACAATTATTTTGACTCTTCACCACAAAGACCAATATGGACAGTGGGCACACTAGCTAGAACAGCATGGGCTGACTCTGCTGTATTTGGTAGCCCGCATGCATTAGAGTATGATGCAGATGGCGTTGAAGGTGCTACGTCGTCTACATATGTGCAAGGTAATACAGATGGTATTACAACATACTATCAACATGAGACAGGAACTGATCAAGTTAAGGGCGGAACAGTTACAGCGATTACAGCTAACATCACATCAGGAGACTTTGACATTACACAAAGAGTACAAAGAGGCACAACCTCTGCCATACCTGATCTAAGAGGTGATGGTGAGTTTATGATGAAGATAAGAAGATTTATACCTGATTTTATTTCACAAACAGGTGCAACAAGAGTAACTTTAAACTTAAGAAACTTTCCAAATGATACAGCTTCTAGTTCATCTCTTGGTCCTTTTGATGTTACATCAAGCACACAGAAGGTAGACACTAGAGCTAGAGCAAGAGCCATTGCACTTAAAATAGAAAACACTAGCTCGGCACAAGATTGGAAGTTAGGAACATTTAGATTGGATATACAAGCAGATGGAAGAAGATAAAAAAATAACAGACTTTATAAAACCAACTGTTGAGTTTACTAAATCAGGTAAACAAGACATAGCTGGCACTCCTTTGGAAATAGATAAAACAACTTTAAATGCTTTAGTAGAAGCAGACATACCAATAAATGATAAATTAAATATCATCGCCAATATTTATTATGGAAAAAATAGAGATAAAATATTTTTTGATGACCAAGAAATATTTGTTGATGAGGGTAGAGGTAGAAGTAGAGATGTGGGTATTAAATATAATTTTGATGATGATGATCAAGGTATTGGTTTATTATTAAAAAAGAATATTGATACAGGTGAAGATGAAGCTAGACTTAGATTTTTAAAAAGATTTTTATTAGGAGGAGTGGTGTAATGGCTAAGATAGTACAAGTTTTAACAAGACCTAGTAAAGTATATAAACAAGAGGTAGCTGACGCACAGGTTAGGGACCTTGACGGTATTGTGCAAAAATTAAATACAACGTATCAACAAGAATTAAAAGATGAAATGGAAGCTGAAAGCTTCTTTATAAATTAATGGCAAATAGTTTTATAAATAAAAAAGCAGATTTAACGACTACAAACTTAACAACTTTGTACACAGTCCCAGATTTTAAAACATCTGTAGTAAAATCTATTTTGGTATCTGAAGATGCAGGATCAGGAGCTAATATAACAGTAACGTTGGTGGACTCATCGTCAAATATATTTAGTTTATTTAAGACAAAAGCTATATCTTCAAATGCCACAACAGAGCTACTTACACAACCTCTTGTTATGGAGGCTGGTGAGGCTTTGAAAGTCCAAGCTAGTGATGCAAACGAATTACACGTCATAGCTTCAATATTAGAAATAGAACCAAGAGAGGTGGTATCGTAATGCAAACAATAAAACCAGAGAAGATAATAACAACCATATCTAACCTTAAAACAGGTGAGGTATATAAAACAGAGGACGAATGGAAGGCAAAAGGCGTGTCAGAAGCAGAGATTAGAAGGGACGTTAAAGTAATTATGCCTTCGCTTGATTTGTTTCCTAAAACCAAGTAGTGTGGAAAAATGGCAATAATTAGATCAAAAATAGCAAGACAACTACTAGCAGAGGGCGGAGCACCTAGAAAAGGCTTTGCAAATGGCACTGGCTTTGAGGGATCACCTGAAATGGGTGGAAGCAGATCAGATAGTCCAAGTCCTAGTAGTTTTGATGATGGGTTTGGCGGAGGAGATGAAAATCCAAGACCAACTTATTCTCAACAATTAACGGACATACAAAGCACAGGAAACACTTTTCCTAATCTTAATGAAGTAACTGCAAGAGATGTTTTTAAAGTATCGGCCTCCAATCCATTGTTGTATAGAAGTAATTTTGAGAGAGCCGCACTAGCGAGCCTACCTATTTTTGGACCTATTATTACTGCGGGTGAACAGAGTGCATTTGATTTTCCAATGTTTCAATACAGTAGAACGGGTGGAGTAGACAATAGATTTTTTGATAATGATGATGATGGAGATAACGACAATCAAATTGTAAAGCCTATGATTCCAAAACTACCTACAGACATTGAACCTGAAAAAAGTGATTACGAAGAGTTTGTACAGAGATTTACATTACCTGAAAGATTTAGATTAGCAGAAGGTGGAGAACCAAGACAAGCATATGGTCTAGGTAAGTTAGTTAAAAAAGTTACAGGCGCTGTTAAGAAAGTTGCTAAATCGCCAATAGGTAAAGCAGCGTTAATAGGTGCAGCTGCATTTGGTATACCAGGGACACAAATGGGGGGTATATTTGGTAGAGCATCTTTTGGAGGATACGCACCAGGAATGTTTGGCTTAGGTGGTGTAGGAAATTTATTTGCTGCCGCTGCATCAGGTGCAGCTCCGGGTAGTTTTCGAGCTGCGCAAGAAGTAGGTTTGGGAGCTAGTCCTTTTAGCAAAGCATTAAAATTTTTAGGAACTCCTAAAGGTGCACTAACTACTATTGGTGGACTTACGGCAGCAACAGCTCTTTTAACACCTAAACAAGAAGCAGAAGTAGACTCACTGTCTAGTAGAATAGCTGATAAAACAGGTATTGATGTAGAGCAAATTAGAAAAGAAGTTCAACAAGCTTATGCATCTGGTAATACAGAAGCATTAAAAACTAAATATCCTTTCTTAATTCCTGAAACAGCAGCTGCAGCTGATGGCGGTAGAATAGGCTTTGACGATGGTGGTATTATGCTAGCGTCCAATATGGAAAACGACAAAATATTAGAAGATCTTTTTGAAAAATATTTAGACATGGGATTATCTCCAAAAGATGCTGCAGAGGCAGCGCAAAAAGAATTTGACAGAATGAGTAAAAAACAAGATATGGATAGAACTATGGCAGCAGGCGGCGGGATGATGAATCCAAATGATGAGATGTTGGACCTGGGCGGCAATGAAATGGACCTTAGAGGCGGTGGATTCGTGCCTATTGGAGAGTATGAGAAGAAGGACGACGTTCCAGCAAGATTATCTAAAAACGAGTTTGTATTCACAGCTGATGCGGTGAGAGCAGCAGGCGGAGGAAGTGTTGATAGAGGGGCAGATTTAATGTATAAAACAATGAAACAACTGGAGAATAAAGTAGTCTAATGGCAATCACAGAATCACGAGTATTACCCCCGCAGTTTATTGAAGATCTGGCAACAGATTATGGTAAACAATTAACGGCGTTAACAGCTCAACCTATTGATACATCTAAAATTGCACCTTCGGTTGCAGCACAAGACCCATTACAGACACAAGCAGCTACATTAGCTCAACAAGGTATTGGTTCTTATCAACCTTTTGTGCAAGCAGCACAACAAGCAGCTACAGATTTTGGCACAGGAATTGCACAGGCACAAGCATTAACAGGCACGGGAGCAGGTACAGGTGCAGGATCTATTCAAGACTTTATGTCTCCTTATCAATCACAAGTTATTGACACAACTCTTGCAGAGTTTGATAGACAAAGAGCTATACAAGAACAAAATATTAGATCACAACAAGCAGGTTTAGGACAACTGGGTGCTGGCAGAGCGGGTGTACAGCTTGCTGAGTTTGACACAGGAGCGGCTAGAGAAAGAGCTGCATTACAAGCTCAATTACTACAAGGTGGATTTCAAGATGCAGTGTCAAGAAGACAACAAGATTTTTTAAATCAACAAGCTTTAGCTGGTGAACAGTTAAGAGGTGGACAATTTCAAACAGGATTAGCTTCACTTGTTCCAGGTTTACAATCTTCAGACATACGTACTTTAGGATCAGTGGGCGCTGTCCAACAAGCACAGAATCAAGCGGTGTTAGATGCACAAAGAGAAGCAAATAGATTAGCAGCGTTTGAGCCGTATGAAAGATTAAACACGTTTGGATCTGGTATTGCACAAATCATGAGTGGATACCCAGGCAGATCACAATTTACATCTGTTCCAAATCCAACGCCATTACAAACAGCGTTAGGTGTAGGCTCAACGTTATCTGGAATCTACGGTAATATCATGGGACCAGTAAGGATTAAAAATTTATAATGAGAAATAGAATATTAAAAAGACCGATGTTCAGAATGGGTGGTGATGTAGAGAATACAGGCATCATGGATGGTATGCGTAGAAGATATGCAGAGTCTAGCCCAGAAGGTGTGCAACCTAAAAGAGAACCTATGTTATTTAGACCAAGCATGAATGATTTCTTAATTCAATTTGGATTAGATCTTGCATCAAGACCACCAGGTGGCAACATATTTCAAACAGCAGCAGCTGCAGCAAAAGAACCTTTTCAAGTAATGCAGGCTAAAAAATTAAGAGAGCAGGAACTTTTAGGCGATAGAGAATTTCAAAGAGAGTTACTACAAGAAAAATTAGCAAGTCAAAAAGAGATTGCACAGATTGGTTTAGGTATGAAAAACTATGATACGTATTTAGATGCAGGATTAAAACGATTTGATAATGATGTTATCATGGCAGAAAACTTTGCTAACTTTATGTCAAAGGTTAAACCAGAATTAGATACTACGTATGGTAAATCTCAGTTTGGCGGTTTCATACAAACAGATTTAGATAAAAAAGATGCTAAACAAAAATTCTTAAATAAAAATAGTGGTAAGATAGGTAAAGTTTTCTATGATCTTAAACAAGATAAACTATATCAAATTGTTCAAAGAGACGAAACTATAGGTCTTCAAGAGGTTACAGTTGCTAATATATCTGATACAGAGGGAGAGGTTCAGCCAGTACCAGCTGAGAAGAAAACAGTAACAGAAAAAAGAAACGAATATAGAGAAAAAATAAATCCAGAGTTAGAAAAAATAAGAGAAGAGAAAAGAAAAGAACTTGAAGAAAAATTTGGCGTTGAAGACGACGTAGATATATAGGAGGATAAATGGCAGAGTTCATTCCTCTAAGCACTCCAGAAAAAAACAGTGATGCAAGTTGGTATACAGCTATAGGTGCAGGCCTAGTATCTGGTGTAATCAAAACTGTAGAAGGTGTTGTATCTCTTGGTGCAGAACTTATTGACCTTGGTGCAGACTCTAATGTAGCAGCAGACGTAGAAAAATTTTTTGATAAAATAAATCCATTTGAAGAAGTAGCAGATGATAGAGTTGTAGGTAAACTTACAGAGGCTTTAGTTCAAATAGGTGTGCCTGCTACCGCAGGATTTAAAACAGCAACAAAATTAGCAGATAAAGCATTAAAAGCAAAGAAAGCTGGTAATTATGCTAACTTTAAATCACCAAATGTAATGAAGGGTCTAGAAAAAGCTAGATCATTAAACAGCAGAATAGATAAAAGACTAGGATTAAAACCCGGAAGTACAACTAGGTTTCAAGCTGGAATTTTTGGTGGTGCAGCGGGAGAAACATTTGTAGCAGATGTAGAGGATATAGGTTCTTTTGGTGATTTGTTTCAAGGTGGACCAACACAATTAGATAGAGATGAAACAAAAGGTAGAGACGACGCTGCTAGAAAATTAATGAATAGAGTTAAGTTTGGTGCTGAATCTTTGTTAATTACACCTTTTGTTTATGGTGCAGGTAAATCTGTGAAAGCTCTTGCAAAAAGAGGTAAAGACGATGCTTATTCTAATAGTGCAATTACAAGATGGATAGATAAATATATAGGTGGTAGTTTTAGACCACAACAAATGTTACCAGATGAAGTTTTTGATGCAGAAGTTGTAAAGGGTGGATTAAAATCTAGAGACAGAATTAGAGCAAAACAATTAGTATATAATATTACAAAAGAAGCAGACGGCATCATACCAAAAATATCAAAAATTTTTAACAACCCAAGAGAAGCTCAGGAGGAGTTCTATAAAAAATTAAATAATACAGTGTTTGAAGGAGACTTATCTAAACCATCTAATGGTCCTGCAGTTGATGAATTTGTTGCTCTTATGAAAAAAGCAGGAGTTAAAGAAGCTGACTATCAAGAAATATTAACTAACATAACAGCTGCAAGAGGAGAGTTTTCAAATTTAATTTCTATTTTAGAAAGAAATGCAGACACACCAGGAGCAATTTCTGCGGGCAAAAAAGATTTAAAAGAGATATTAGCAGGTAAAGTAAAAGGTTGGATAGGTAATACGTATAGAGTGCTAGATAGACCTAAATCAGGTTTAGCTAGGTTATTTCAAGATATTGAGCCAACAGATGAAGCGTATGCAAATGCTATAAATTTATTTAGAAGATTTCTCGCAAGAACAGACAAGACAAGAAAAGAACCTATAAAATTAGTTAAAAATGAAAAAGGTCAGTTTGTACCACAAGGCAGTGAATATTTTGAACAAGCAAAATACACAGTTGACGATATTATAAATCAAGCAAGATTAAAAAAGAAACCTGGACCATTGCCTGATCTTACGTATCAAAATAAAACAGGACAAACACTCACAAAAAGTTTTGAAAAATCAGTTGGTAAAGGCAGTAAGACAATTAGAAAGTTATTTGGTGAGATAGAAGATCCAAGATATACTATCTTCAACGCCATGGCTAACCTTTCAGGAGCTGCTAGAACTGCAAGTTATTTTGATAACATTGCAGCAGCAAACAAAGCTGCACAAGATGCAGGCGAAAGAGGATTCTTTTGGAACTCAGCAGAAGAAGCTAGAGCAGCAGTAAACTCACCACAAACAGGTATAAAAATAGTTGCTATGGATGACATTATAAAAGAATTACCTGGAACAGGTAGACAAGGAGCTGTGATAAATCCTATCAGCGGTAAATTTACTACAGAAGAAATAGCAGAGAGTATGAAAAATATAAATGGTATAGCATCTGGTTTTACAGCTTTTGCTAGAGGTAGAGATAAGGCAGGACCTGGAGAAAAAGTAGTAAGTTATTTATATAGAAGTTTATTATTGTTACCAAAAGCAATTTCACAATTAGCCAAAACAGTATTATCAATACCTACACACATACGTAACTTTATTAGTGCTGGTGCTTTTGCAGGAGCCAATGGTATTTTATTTGAAGGATTAACTAATCCTAAACTATTAGCAAATGCTTTTGCAGATGGTATCGACATATCTAATTTGTTAAGATTAAAACCTGGAAGTGCACAAGCACAAGCAGCCTATCAAGAAGCTTTAGAATTAGGTTTAACAAATACACAAGTACAGATTGGTGACTTTCTTGCTTTGTTAAGAGACGCTTCACCTAGCGTTAGAAACGAAGTTGGTGTAGCTGCACCTGATGGCATATTAAAAGGCATGCTGGGTAAACTAAAAAGATTTGGTCAATTTTTACAAGGTAAATACGTAGCGGAAGATGACACTTGGAAACTTACAAACTTTGCAGTTGAATTAGATGCACTTAAAAAAGCAGCTGTAGAAGCAGCAAAAAGACAGGGTAGAACTATTGATGTAAGTGATATTGTTCTAGGTAAGTCATCTGCCAATCCGTTAGCAAAAGAATTAAAAAAACAAGCAGCAGACATTGTAAAGAATACTGTGCCTAATTATGCTTTTGTGGGTGATATTGTAAGAGCCTCAAGAATATTACCAATTGGTAATTTTATGTCATTCCCATCAGAAGTCATGAGAACAACGGTTGGTATTGCAGAACAAGGATTAAAAGAAATTAGACACTCTAGACCAACAAGAGGCAGCAACGTTTTACCTTATGTTATTGATGCTGACACAGGACAATTAGTTAAGAATGATAATCTTATGTATAGTCGAGGTCTTAAAAGACTATCCGGTATGGCTTTTACAACGGTAGCTGTGCCAGAACTAGTAGTAGAGGGTGCAAAAGCTATTTATGATGTGACAGAAGACGAGATTAACGCATTAAGAAGATTTGTTCCTGACTGGTCAAAAAATTCTACAATCGTGCCCATAAGAGATGATGATGGCACACTAAGATACATAGACTTTAGTCACAGTAATGCGTACGATGTAATAGCTAGACCTTTCAATACATTGTTAAATAATATTTTAACATCTCAACAAGATGATAGAACATTGTTATCTGGTTTTGTAAGAGGTGTTGATGAAGCTGGAGCAGAACTGATGAATCCATTTATATCTGAATCTATTTGGACGGAGGCCATAGGTGATTTAACAGTTAGGGGTGGAAGAACAAAAGAAGGTAGAAGATTATATACAGATCAAACTCCTGTTGGAGATAAAGTTAAAATTAGATTTTTACATTTAGGTGAAGCACTTGCACCATCGTACAAACAATATCAAAGATTAATACAAGCAGCTACTGAAACTCCAACTAAACGAGGAGAACTATTAGATGTAGGCCCAGAGGTAGCTGGATTTATGGGGCTACGTGCAATCAAAGTAGACCCATTAAAATCTATGGGTTTTAAAATATCTGAATATCAATCAGGAATTAGAGATGCTAGAAGAGAGTTCACAGGTGGATTCTTTGGATTATTACGAGGAGGTCCTATTAAAGAGAATGATGTAATACAAAAATTTTATGCATCAAACCAAGCTAGATTTAATGTACAAAAAGAAATGTTTAAAGACATAAATGCTGCAGAAGCATTGGGTGTAGAAACCTCTCAATTAGGAGCTGAATTTAGAGACAGACAAATATCATCATCAACATTTCTTAAATTAAAAGATGGTAGATTTGATCCTTATTATCCTTCACAAGATATACAAGCTAGATTTAGAGAGATAGCTGATGATCTTGGTGATGTAAATGTATTTCCAGAAGTAGCTCCAATATTAAGAGA